GGGTTTCCCGGAAAAGCTCATTGCTGGGCACTCGAATAGGGGCGGGAAAACTGTTTCAGTGGGTCAGGCCATAAATGGTTGGCTCACATCCACAGTTTCTCGCCGGGGGGGGTAGTCGGTTATTCGGGGGCTTTCTCAGCCAGTTCTTTTGTCAAAGCCTTGCGAGCACCTTCCAGGCGCGTGCCGACACCAATGCCTTCGTACAGCGCTTCCGCACGCTCGAAGTGAGTGATGGCTTTCGCAAAGTCGCGCTGATCCAAGGCCAGAATCCCCAGCTGCTTGTGATAGCGAGCCGGGATGCGCTCGAAGAGCTTCCATTCACCATCCACCAAGGGCAGCAGGTCGGAGAGGTAAGGTTCGGGGCTACGCTTGGCCTTGTACTCAGCCTCAGCCCAGTCGATCACCTCATCCGCGACAAAGGTCGGCACATCACGTTTGAAGCGCTCAGGCAGCTGCTGGTTTTGCCCCATCGCGAAGTTCGCCAGATCCAGGCCGGCTTCGAACTGCGCGGTGTCGAACAGCCAGACGAGAACCTGCATCACTACCGAGTTCGGGAAACTCAATCCGGAATCGCGGTAGCGCTGCACATAGTCCAGGTACTTGGGCAGCAGCTCGTCACGCTTGAGTTGCTGACGCAGTTCGCGGCTGTTGATCGCGCTGATGCGCTCCAGGTCCTGCGCCAATGCGTCTTCCATCAGCTTCAGGTGTTTCTTGCCGTTGGCTGGACTGGACAGCGCAGTGGCGGATGAATAGGCCATCGCCTCGGCACCGGCGCGGGCAGCTGTTGGACCGTCGGCCTGAATGCGGCGTTTGTGCGCCAGTGCCAGGCTCATCAGATCAGCACCACTTTTTCAGCGGCCGCGAATTTCTCCAGCTGCTCGATCACGTAGCCTTCGTTGCGACCGTTGTAATCCTCGACACGGGAACGTTTCGGGTTCTCGATCAAGTGACGGCGCCAGCTGCTGTCCTGGAAGTAAATCGACAGGTTGTCCCAGCTGGTGACAACAACGGCGTTGACCGGGAAGTGCGGTACGGTGAAGGTCGGCAGACCGCCGTAGGTCGCAATGACCTGCGCGCTTTCAATGCGTTCTTTCTCGGTCGGTTTGCCAGCCTGATTCGAATACAGCTTGGCCTTGTCGCTCGCCAACAGATCACTGCCGACGATGGCAATCAGGTCGCCGCCGTCACGGAACACAGAGTCGATCATCTGCTTGACGTCGTGCACCAGGGCGTCGAGGTTTTCGTAATCGCCGCCAGCACCTAGGGTGATTTTCCCGGCGGTCGCGCCTTCCTCAAGAACCTGCTCAGGGATCTGCTCGCGAGCGATTTGCAGCCAGCCCTTGTTCACGTCCTGCAGCATCGGGTTGGTGGTCAGATTGGTCTGGGGGGCTGCGGTCAAGCCGTGCCAGCCAATCATGATGCGATCCAGAGCGATTTGCTTCTGCACTGCCGCCGAGTAGCGATCGGCAAAGTCCGGGAACTTCGCCCAGCTGTCGATCTTGGCAAACGGCAGGCCAACGTCCGACTCAGTGTGGAACAGCTCGTAGCCCAGGCCGTTCAGGTCAGAAACGTCTTTCGCTTCGCGGTCGGTGGTCTTGGTGTTGGTGCGGCTGGTCACTGGACCATTCACACCGAACATGACCTTCTCGCCCTTGATCTCGGTCACCGGCACTACGTTGATACGTTCGAGGAAATCCGCCCGCTCGGTGATCTTGTCGTTCAGTTCCTGGGCAATGCTCGGCTCGACGTTGAACTGGCGAGTCACGTCGACACCGTAGGTTTCGGCGATCGCTTCACGCAGCGAGGTGTATTGCTTCAGAGCACGATTGCTCAAAGATTGCTGGCTCATGTCACAGCACCCGCTTTTTGATTTCGGTGGAACCGGTGGTTTTCGGCAAAGGCTGACCGGTGGTGGTGTTGAAGGCTTTTTCCAGCAGCGCTTCGATACGATCGAGACGCTTGCTGTCGCCGCCCTTCTTGGCGAACTCGCGATCCGTTTCGGCTTCCGTCACGATGGCGTCGACGGCTTCTTTCACGTCATCGACTTCAGTGGTCGCCGGGTCGGTGACTTCAACAGTCGCCGGTTCGATCACAGCGGCGAGGCCGGTGACGACGAGGCCGAGTTGTTCGATCAAGGCCTTCAACGCCTTGGCTGTAGCTTCATCCATTGGGGGGTTGCTCTCGGTGGGGGTGGTCTGGGTCGTTTCGGTGGAGGTGTCGTCAACAGCGAAGCGCTTAAACAGACGGGTCAGCAGGTTGGTCAACATGCCAATCTCGCCCTTGGGCTCCTCATCACCCAGCACGCCAAGAGGTACAGACGCGGCGTAATGCACGGGCTCGCCGGTTTTGCGGGAAAAGTAGAGTTCCTGGGTGCCCAGGCTGGCCGGCGAATCGGTCACGGCAAGGCCGGACAGGTAGGCTTTGCCGCTGTTCGCGAAGTTCGGGGTAATTTCGATGCTGGTGAACAGCTTCTCGCCCTGGTCATTGAGGCAGAGCAACTTGTCATTAGGCTTGAGCTGGGCTTCCAAACCGACTTGGCCCGGTTCCAGATCGTCTGCTTCTTCCACCAGGCGTACCGCGAAGACGGTCCCGTAGGAACCGGGCCAGCGTTCGTGTTCACACCAGATCACCGCGGTGTATTTGGTCGGGCTGTAGGTCTCAGCGATATCACGCAGTTCCTGGGGAAGGATCTCGCGACCATCAGCGGTGGTGCCGCTGGTGGCGACACGTTTCCAGAACGAAACAAGGGAACGGGGCATGGGCGATAACTGCGCTCAATCGGTGATTTGAGCCGCCACGATATGCACCGGCCGACCACCAAACAAACGGTTCACTTTTGCTTTGGTCCTATTTCGCAGATATAGGTCAAATCCGGATTTTAAGCCCACGTTTACAGCGTTTTCGCCGCATAGACTGCGGCCATGCCATACGCCCCCGAACTTAAAGAAGCCGCTAAACGCCTCTATTTGCGCCGCTGCAAGCCGCGTGAAATTCAGGCGCAACTCTCCCTGCCCAACATCCGAATCATTTACTACTGGATCCGCCAGGGTGAGTGGGACGACATGCTGTCGGACGAAGAACCGCTGACGGCCGTCGGCCGGCGAATCACCCTCCTCCTGGACAAATCCACGTCATTGACCAAGGGCGACCTGGACGAGCTCGATCGTCTGACTACTGTCCGCGATCGACTGTTGAAGCAATCCGCGAAACCGATACCGACGCCGATCGATGATCTGCCGGCGGACGATGGCCAGCGTAAAGAAGGACAACGGAACGAGCGCCGGGAGCGAGGCGATCGCAACGATAAGGGCGGGAAGAAGCGCGAGAAGAAGGCAAAAAACGAAGTCGGCGAGCTGACCGAGGTGGACTTCCTCGACAAGTTCATCAGCAAAATGTACGGCTACCAGAAGGAGTTGTTTGCCGCCAAACAGAACCCGTTGACTTGCCGAATACGGAACATCCTGAAAAGCCGTCAGGTGGGCCTGACCTACTACTTCGCCGGCGAAGCGTTCATGGACGCCGTGCTGACCGGCGATAACCAGATTTTCCTGTCGGCCAGCCGTGCCCAGTCCGAGATTTTCCGCAGCTATATCGTGTCGTTTGCACAGGAATGGTTCGGCCTGGAGCTGACCGGCAACCCGATCGTGCTGAGCAAAAACGGCAAGCCATGGGCGGAATTGCGTTTCCTCAGCACCAACAGCAGCACCGCCCAGGGTCACCATGGCCATGTCTACGTTGACGAATATTTCTGGATCCGCGACTTCGAAAAACTCAACACCGTCGCCAGTGCCATGGCCACGCACAAGAAGTGGCGTAAGACCTACTTTTCCACGCCCAGCGCCGTATCGCACCAAGCGTACCCGTTCTGGACGGGTGAGAAATTCCGCAACAGCAAACGCAAGAACGCCAAGGATCCCTGGCCGAGCGAAGCCCAAGCCGCGGCTGGCTCGCTGTGTCCAGACGGGCAATGGCGCAAGGTCATCACCATCCTCGACGCCATCGCCGGCGGCTGCGATCTGTTCGACCTCGAGCAGCTGCAGCTGGAGTACGACGAGGACAAATTTCAACAGCTGTTCATGTGCAAGTTCATCGACAGCACGCAGAGCGCCTTTTCCCTGGTCGACCTAGAGCGCTGTTATTCCGACCTGTCGTTGTGGACCGACTACGACCCCGACGATCCACGCCCGTTCGGCAATAGCCCCGTCTGGATCGGCTACGACCCCAGCCGCACCCGCGACGATGCCAGTTGCGTGGTTATCGCCCCGCCGCTCGAGGATGGCGGCAAGTTCCGAATCCTGGAAAAGCACAGCTGGCGCGGGCAATCGTTCAAGTACCAGGCCGACCAGGTCAAGAAACTCACCGAGCGCTTCAACGTGCAGCACATCGGCATCGATACCACTGGCATCGGTTACGGCGTGTTCGACCTGGTGCGCGACTTCTACCCGCGTGCGACCTCGATCCACTACAGCCTTGAAACCAAAAACACCCTGGTACTCAAGGCACAGGACACCATTCAGGGCAGTCGCATCGAGTGGGACGCCGGCTGGAACGATATCGCTCAGGCCTTCCTGACGATCAAGCGCGGCACCACCGGCGGTGGTCAGGTGACCTACAGCGCGTCACGAACCGACGCCTCCGGTCATGCCGATATTGCCTGGGCGATCATGCACGCCCTGGCCCATGAACCCCTCAACACCAACAAACAGCGGCGCAGCCGCTACACATTTAGCGGATCAAGCAACCATGGGCAAACCAGCAAAAAACCAGCAGCAACCACCGGCAACCGGGCCGATGCGGGCGTTTTCATTCGGTGCGCCGGAACAGGTTCTGACCGAGAACATCGGGCACTATCTGGGCGTGTTCGCCACCCACGACGGACGAACCTACACGCCACCGGTGTCACGCCAAGGCCTGGCCAAACTGCTGCGCGCCAACGCGCACCACGGCGCCATTCCGGGATTCAAGCGCAACCTATTGCTGCGTGAGTTCGTATCGTCCAAAGGCTGCTCGATCAAGACCATGAGCTGTGCAGCGCTGGATTTTATGGTGTTCGGCGAGGCGTACTTCCGCCGTAACCGCAACGCGTTCGGCCAGGTGCTGGAGATGGACCACCTGCCCGCGATCAACATGCGGGTCAAAGTGGGTGGCGGGTTTGTGATGTTGCAGAAAGACGGCAAAGAGTTGGAGTTCAACGAAGACGAGGTTGAGCACGTCATGAACTATGACGTGGAACAAAACATCTACGGCGTGCCTGAGTACCTAGGTGGCATGCAGGCACTGCTGCTCAATGAGGCCGCTACCCTCTTCCGCCGGCGCTACTACAGCAACGGTGCCCACGCGGGCTACATCTTCTACACCAACGACCCAAACCTGACTGAGGACGACGAAGAGTCGTTGCGCGAACAGATCAGCGCAAGCAAAGGCGTGGGCAACTTCCGATCGTTATTCGTGAACATCCCGGGCGGTACCGAGAAGGCGATTCAGATCATTCCAGTCGGGGATTTCCAGGCCAAAGACGAGCTGGAGAAGGTCAAGAACATCACGCGCAACGACGTGATCGCGGCCTGGCGCATGAACCCCGCATTAGCCGGCATCATCCCGGAAAACAACGCAGGCTTTGGCGATATCGAGAAGATCGATCGGGTGTACACCAGCAACGAAATTCGCCCGATCTGCCAGCTGTTCAACCAGTTGAATGACTCGTTACGCGAAGACAGGCGATTCACCTGGAAAACTCAAAGACACAGTTGATTCCACTACGTAATCCGCACAAGCAAGAGTTTGCCACTGCATATTGTGGCAAGATAGTGGCGATTGACTGCCCTGGGGAGGGACACAATGCGAGTTCTCTGCAAATGCGGACACAAAGGGCGAATCGCTTCGCGAGACCAGCTATCGGAGGATTTTGCGAAGCTCTATTGTCAGTGCCTGGATGCAAAGTGCGGGCACACGTGGGTTGCGAATCTGACGTTCTCCCACACGTTAAGCCCGTCGGCTCAGTCATTCGAAAGAATGTTGTTCGACCGTTTGAGAGACATGCCCAGTGCAAAACAGCGTGAATTGTTTGAGCAGTTGGGATCACAAGCAAGGGTATAAGTCGCAAACCGCCGACTCAAAGATGTCGGCGATCGATCACTTCGAATGATCTATTTCAGGCACAACGACTGGGGCTATCAACTGCAGACCCTTTTGGGTTGGTAACCAGAATTTCAGTAACCCGGCGGACTTGTTGCTGGTCCAGCTCACCCAAACGACGGTAGAGCTCGATCAGACGGCGTTCAATTTTCGTCAGACCAGGCCATTCGAATTCGGTCATTCCAACGCGGTCGCGTTCATTTGTCGTGCGATCCAACATGCTTACTACTCCATAAGTGCATTGCTGAATCGATTATCCGGGCGGGAACTGGCTTTAGAAGTTAATTCCTATGGCGGGCGGCGTCGTCGGCCATGGCTTGCAGGAAACGACAAATGGCTTCCTGGTCGAACGGCGTGATGCTCCTGTACTGCGTCACGAGTCGATCTTCTATCTCGGAAAGCGCGTCATTTGGCAGGGTGGCGCGAACACCATTGACGATAAAAGCCACGTCGAAACCCAGTTCACTGGCAGCCAAACTCAGGTAAGACGCCGGAGCATCGCTAGCACCAGACTCATAGTTACCTTGGGTACGTTTCGAGATACCGAGCTTTTCTGCGAGCTGGTCTTGAGTCAGCCCCGCCTGAGCACGCAATTGTCGCAGACGCGCGCCAATCTCTTCTGAGAGAGTCAAATTTTTTCCACTCTTATATTTACATTGGCAATCTTTTGCCACATCCTGCGCTTGCCATCACACGAAAGCGCAAGGAATTGCACTATGCCCAACACCACCACCCCCGAGCAAGCCCGCAAACAAGCGCGTGAAGTCTTGGAAAAGCGCGGTCAGTCCGCGAAAGACTTTGCTGTATTACACAACCTGAATCCCAGCACCGTCTACGCGGTGCTGAGTGGCCAGAGCCGTTGTCGCCGCGGGGAGGCACATCGTGCCGCCGTACTACTCGGTATCAAAGACGGCGTGATTGAACAGTAACGGCACTGGGCTACAGGGAAAAGCAGAATATGGAAGACGCAGTTCTAAAGACTCGCCGGGAAGTTGTCAGTGCAATTATTTGCAGTTACCCAGGTGGACGGGAATGTGCTGCAGCGCGCATCGGTTTGGCGCTGAAAAAATTCGATAACCACGCCTATGAGAACAACAACAGCCGACCACTGACCGACGCTCAGCTTTTTCAATTGGAGCAAGAGTCCGGCACTCAGCATTTGCCCACCTACGTTGCGGCTATGTACGGCGGTTTGTTCGTTCCAATCCCAGATCCAGAAACTATGGATAACGTCGAGATGTACATCCTCTCGATACAGGTCGCCGCCAAGCGCGGCACCGTTGACCAAGAAATCGCCAAGGCATTGGCGGATGGATGCATCACCGAGCTCGAGGCGGAACACATCCTTAATGCTCACAACCTACACATGGCGGCACGTCACGCCGAAGTGCTCGCATCCATTGACCTGTACCGAAACAAATCAGGGGCTATCCAATGACTGACCAGCCTGCAGTGCAGCAATATCAGGACATGCTCAAAGTCGCCGCGCTTGTGTTCCTAGAGCGCCACCAATGCGAACACCTGGGTGACGATCAGCAATTGTTCGACCGTGCAGTGCAGCACCTGGTTACCGATTATGACGTCCTGACGACGATGGCTGAAAAGATGGTGCACTTGGCCTGCAGCGATATGTCAGCGGTACGCGATCGGCAGCGTCTGGACATCGTCAGCAGCACGTCGACGCACACCGTCATCATCGACCCCGCGACAGGTAGCGCTTGGTCCGTCCCGGTCAGCGTTATCTATGAACGAATTCTCAACGCACCGGACAACGGTCGCTTCCGCGTAGCCGCACCGTAACACCCACCCAATAAACCGCCTCCCCCCACCCCCGTGGGTTTGGGTGAGCTGCGTCCGAAATTGAGGTTTGACGATGGAAAACGCCATGAACATCAACGCAAAACTGACGCCAGGTCAGGCCCAAGCGCTCTTGGCCAGCCTGCGTGAGCAATACCGTCTCAGCCTCAATGATCTTTGGTACGCAGACCAATATCGAATGATTCCCGATGGCCTACGCCACGGATCAATTCTTGCCAACAGCCCTGTGATGGCCGCGCAGAAACATCTGATCGGCGCCCTCACCCAAAGCCTCGGCCTCAGCCTCAAAGTAGCGAAATAACCATGAGAGACGATCTGCGTCACGACGTCCTGCAACGTATCGAGTCCGAATTCGGCCTTAAACACCGTGTCCCCACTAACTACATGCGGGGTGGCACTTGTCCCAAGTGCAACAAAAAAGAGCTGTATACCCGCTTCGACAGTCCGTGGCAGCTCATCTGTGGCCGTCAGGAAAAGTGCGGCCACACGGTGCATGTAAAAGAGATCTACGACGACCTCTTTGAAGACTGGAGCAAGCGCGTTCCCGCCACTGAGAACGCCCCCACAGCGACTGCGCGGGCATACCTGGAGTTTGCTCGCGGCTTCGATATCTCACTGATTGGTGGTTGGTTTACACAGGACACCTACTACTCGGCCCAGCACGACGCTGGCAGTGCGACGGTACGATTCGCCCTAGAGAAAGGTGGATACTGGGAACGCCTGATCGACCGGCCTGCGCGCTTCGGCAAGATGAAGGCCCGCTTCAAGCCGGGTGAGTCATACAAAGGCGTGTGGTGGTGTCCGCCGTGCGTCGATGTGCTCGAGGCGAAGGAGATCTGGATTGTCGAGGGCATCTTCGACGCGCTCGCCCTGGTGCACCACAACATTGCCGCCGTATCGGCGATGTCCTCCAACGCCTTCCCGGCCGACTCTCTGCAGGCGTTGGTAGAAGCGCGCCCCGGAAATCTTCCAAAGCTGGTTTGGGCGCTTGATAACGAACCAGGTGCACACGCTTACACCAAGCGCTGGGTCCGTATGGCCCGTGAGCTGGGCTTCACCTGTGAGGCAGCGCAGATCCCCCAACGGGATAACAGAAAGGTCGATTGGAACGATCTGCACCAGCGTTGGCAGTTCCTGGACGAAGGTGAAAAGCGTGATGCTCAGTTCGACAAAGACATCACCACTGCACGGCACCACGGCGCCCTGCTGATCGCTGAGAACGCCACTGAGAAAGCCCTAGTGATGTTTGATTGGAAGCGCCGTAGCGAATTCCACCTGGAATACGGCAACCGCCTGTACTGGTTCAAGCTCGACCTGGAGAAGTACAACAAAGCTATTCAGGAGCTCGAGGACAGCGACCACCACGACGACCAGCTGCTGAACAACAAGCAGATGCGAACCAAAGCCATGCAGCAGTGCGGCGCGCTGCAACGTATCGCCACCTGTAATCCAAAAGCACTGTATTACCAAGAGAACAAGCTTACAGACGAATCCTGGTACTACTTCCGGATCACGTTCGCCCATGACGCTGCTCCAATAAAGAACACCTTCACCAGCTCACAGATTGCCTCGTCTGCAGAGTTTAAGAAGCGTCTGCTCGGCATTGCCCCAGGCGGGATGTTCACTGGTACCACCCAACAGCTAGACGCCTTCATTGAAGAGCAAACTGATGCACTCAAGACCGTTCAGACCATTGACTTCACCGGCTACACCCGTGAGCACAGCGCCTACGTCTACGGCGACGTAGCGGTCCGCGATGGGAAAGTGTTCAAGCTGAACGAGGAGGACTTTTTCGACATGGATCGGCTGAGCATCAAAACCCTCAGCCAGTCGGTGATCCTCAACCTGAACACGGATCTGGAGAAGTTCGACATCGAGTGGCTGGACATCATCTGGCAATGCTTCGGCGCCAAGGGGCTGGTCGCGCTCGCATTCTGGTTCGGATCGCTGTTTGCCGAGCAGATCCGCCAGCACCAAAAGAGCTACCCCTTCGCCGAGATCATCGGTGAGCCCGGCGCCGGTAAGTCAACGCTTATCGAGTTTCTGTGGAAGCTGTGTGGTCGCATCGACTATGAAGGCTTCGACCCAACCAAGGGCACCCCTGTTGCTCGAGCTCGGAACTTCGCCCAGGTCGGCAATCTGCCGGTGGTACTCATCGAGTCGGAGCGAGAAAAGACGGATGGCAGCCAGACCAAGCAGTACGACTGGGACGAACTCAAAACTGCCTACAACGGCCGGAGCGTTCGCTCCACCGGCGTAAAGAACAATGGCAACGATACCCGGGAACCTCCATTCCGTGGGGCCGTGGTCATCGGCCAGAACCACGCGGTTAACGCCTCCGAGCCAATCCTGCAGCGCCTGGTGCACATCGCCATGACGAAGGATGGCCAGACGCCGCAGACCAAATTGTTGGTGGAGAAGCTTGAGCGCATGCCGGTCGATCGTGTGAGCGGCTTCCTGGTTAAGGCGACGATGAAGGAAAGCATTGTTATGCAGACCGTCCGCGAAAAAGTGCCCGTCTACGAGCAAAAGCTCCTGGCACTGCCGGAGATCCGTACCGTCCGGATCGCGAAAAATCACGCTCAGTTGCACGCCCTGGTTGACGCGCTAGTCCACGTGGTCCCGCTGAAAAAACACCAGGTGGAAGCAGCCCATGCAGAGATCCAGAGCATGGCCAAGGAGCGCCAGCTGGCCATCAACGCCGATCACCCGATCGTCGTCGAGTTCTGGGAGCTGTACGAGTACTTGAACAGCACTGCAGGCGGACTCAACCACTCACGAAATGACGGCCTGATCGCGGTGAACCTCAACGACTTCGCCAAGGAAGCCGCTGAGAAACGGCAAAAAGTACCGGATCTGACCGAACTCAAACGTCACCTTAAAACCAGCAAGTGCCCCAAGTTTGTAGAGACCAATAGGAACGTCTGCTCGGCATGGGATACCGATGCCGCCAACAAACCCAAAACCGTGCGGTGCTGGATTTTCCAGGCTGCCTGATGCCACCACTAGAGAAAACCCAATGCAAGTCCAAGTGATCACCGGCGGAGACGGATCATCAAACATGCTTAAACACTTAAAGGAGCTGCAGGAATGGATCGGCGAACCAGCAAAGACTGTATATGCAGAGGCCTACGGCGCAGCCGGTCTCGTCGAGATTCTGGAGGTACGTGCAGCGAATGAGAAGGAAATTCTAGTGTTGGACTGCAGCAGAGAGCAGATCCAAGCGGTGCTGGAATGGCAGTCAGCAAATGATGAAATGATCGAGCTGGAGGACCTCGTGCTTCACCTGGTCAGGCGGATGAGCTCACCAGAAACGCTGCAAAACATAGGGGACAGTCGTGAGTAAGTTGGATCGTTTCATGCGGGAGAAAGAAGTGCTGAGGTTGACTACCCTGTCTAGGACCACACTCTGGAGGGAGATAAAGAGAGGGAGATTTCCTGAGTCTGTGGTGATTTCCGCTGGCCGTGTGGGGTGGAGGGAATCAGCAATCTCAGCATGGCAGAAAGCGCCAGAGAGCTGGATTGCCGATTAGGTAGCAGCTTCGAAAAACTACCCGCTCTAGACCTAGCAGAGATCGCATTTCAGTTTCTTTGAAAATTGAAATGCATCTCTGACCTATGTATGCTCAATTTCAAATTGAGGGAAAATTGAAATCATGGTCAAGTCACCGCCAAAGCTAATCCCCAACCCTTTTGCGCGAATTATCAAAGAACATGGCGATCAGACAGGTGCCTATCTCGAGCTCAGCCAAGCTCTCGATTCGCAAGGACGCTATTTGCATTTCGATAAGCTGCGATTCAGATTTCCAAAAGAATTAGATGCTGCTTTGGCTTGGTCTGTTGTCAGGAATGCAAGAAGCAAACAGCTTTTTCCAGTTATTGCTCTTGGCGAACCGCAAAAAACTTGTAACTTTCTATACACCCCCGCAATGCACATAGCGGTATCTGCCTGCGATCAACACACCACCACAGCTGCTTTAGAATGGATGTGCTCTAAAATTGGAGAGTCCAAACAATTACAGTACCTGCTAAATGATCTTGTTGAAGATGAAGCAATCAGCAGTAGCCAACTGGAAGGCGCCGCAACTACTACCAAAGCGGCGAAGGATCTTTTAAAAAGAAAACGCGGCGCGAGAACACCAGATGAAAAAATGATCATCGGAAATTTCAAGATGATGCAACACGCCTGGGAATGTAGAGATAAAGAACTCTCGCTTGAGTTAATAACTGACCTGCATCAAGTCGGTGTAGAAGGGATAGACGACGAGCGCTATCATCCCGGCGAGTTCAGAAACAACAATGACATTGTAGTGGAGGACGGAGACGGGAATATTGTTCATCAGCCGCCACCTGCGGAAACCTTGCAAAAGCGGCTTGAGAAAGTAATTCAGTGGGTAAACACAAACCATACAGACATAAACAATCAAAACTACATCCACCCAATGATAAAGGCAATAATCCTCCACTTTATCATCGGTTATGAGCATCCATTTCATGATGGCAATGGTAGGGTTGCCAGGTCACTATTTTATTGGTACTTATTTAAACGCGGCTTCGGTGGCTTCAGGTATATAGCAATCAGCACGTTACTAAAAATAGCTCCAATAAAATATGGAAAGAGCTATTTATATACCGAAACCGACGACATGGACCTGACCTACTTCATTGACTATCAATGCCGCGTCATTGCACGCGCCATTAGGCAGTTCAAGAAAAACTACGATTCAACAGTAGCCTCTATAGATCAATTCAATACATTCCTCTATGAATCTGGACTGTATGGAAAGCTATCAGACAAACAGCGAATTGTTTTTAATGTAGCTAGATCAGGAACAAGTAAATTTTTTACCGCAACTAATGTAAAAGAAAATCTTGGTTGCGCATACAACACAGCAGCAACGGTTCTTAATGGCCTAGTAGATTTAAAGCTTTTTCGCAAAGAAAAAGTCGGGAATGAATGGGTTTATTCGATAATTGAAGCGAAACAAATATTAAAAACCTGGGCCAGTTAGAGGCCGCCGTAGCGGCCTCACTTATTCAAATTTCGCGGCAATGACGTTCTTCTGCAGCCAAGTCGCCCAGCGCTGCAGCCCGCGCTGCTTTTCCTCGAAATAGTCGTAGCGGTCGTAGTGCTTTGACGATACATCACCGAAGGCGTGGCCCTGGATACGGTCCTTAAGCTCTTTGCTTATCTTCGCAACCCCCATAAGCGTCTTGCAGGTACGTCGGATGTCCCGAAGGGTAAACGGGCCATTAAATTTGTCAGAGTGTCGACCGTAGAGCTTAGTGACGGCGCGAGAGAGCGAGTTGGCATGCAGCGAACTGCCTTCCACCTTGCCTTCAAATGGATACGTACTTGTCGGGCTGATTTCATCCATAGCTTTCAGGCCCTGGCGCATCAGTTTGTTAAAGGGCACGACGTGCAGCGAGCGTTCACCCTCGGCGCCCTTCCCTTTCTTATTCCGGATGATCAGGTGATCTTTAAGGTAATGACGGCGCTCTGTGGCCAAGAGCTGTTCAGGCCGCTGGCCACCGGAGGCGATCAGGAACTTTATCAACTCTGACGTGACCACACTCAGTTGCTCCGGCAGCATCTGCCACAGACGGGACAGCTCTTCAGGTGACAGTGCCCGGTCGCCAGGCTGTTCCCAATCGGCCTGTACGGGAACGCTGGCCACGGGATTACTTTTGAGGCCAAACTTCAAATCTGCTTTCTGATAGCTGCGGGGGTTGAATTCTTGCTCTAGGCCTACCTGGAAGGCGGCGTGCAGCTGCGAGCGGAGCCGGTTGCAGTAGGTGGTGACACCATTGCTGATCATCTTGGCGATGATGTCGCGAATATCGCCAGGGCCAATCAGCGACGCTGGCCGCTTAACCAGGTCAGGAAACGGTTCCGATACGTAATGCTTAAAAGACCACTTCACATCATCTGCGGATGCGGCACCCTCGCCTGCCAGCTTGGCAGTGTAGGCATCCAGCACGTTCTGGAAAGTGCCGGGCGATATCGCGATCTCCTTTTCGACACGGCACAGATCACGAGCAGCAGCTAAACCGAGTGTTGGCCAGGTGCCGAGTTTGCTTTTCGGTTTCGATCCATTTACCCGCCGCTGGAAATAGAACTCTTTTGTCCCGTTTGGGCGGACTCTCAGTATCAACACGCCCTCGCCTCTGGCGCTACGGCCATCCGAGACCGTGTATTCCTTCTCCGTAGGCTTCATTGCCTTGATTTGTTTCTCTGTGAGCATTTGGGGGCCGTTACTGGGGGCCGTTGGCCTGAAATAAGGGGTGAATCGGTGAAACAGCGTGAAATCGCCGTTTACCCTTAGAGCCTCAATATAGAAGGCTTTGCGGGGTGCAAGCATACATCCAGCACTCATCTGAAACACCATCCACCCAAGCTTCCCAAGCTGATAACGAGGGTTCGATTCCCTTCACCCGCTCCAATCAGATTTCAGTCTCACGTCGTTTTTTGACGGGGGATGCAGGTAAAGAAAAAACCGGCCTTGATGGCCGGTTTTTTTGTGCCTGGGATTTGGGGGCCCTCCAGTCCTTGACGCCTCCGGCCCCGCATACTAGCGAATGCTATACTTCCTACGGATTGCATGAAGTGTGCAACGTTCCCCACGGGCGCAGATACCGACTGCAAATCTCAGTTTACGGCTGCGGGACAGAGGA